AGTATGGCCCTTGAAAGCAAGTCAAAACTATACCCAACTATATCAAGATCGTTTACAAGATAATCAAAAACATCAATAAGCCTACCTGTTGCCGTTGTGGAATCAGATATTTTTTGTTCCAAAGAATTTAATGCCCCCTTTTGAATGTTATCAATTTTTGAGGCGGCATTGTCCGCATTTATTCCAGCTTGCTTAAATGCCTCGCTGGTACCTTGGATGGCTGTATCAAGTTGCACATATTTTTCAATTCCCGATGTTATTATCGTTGCTGCCTGTAAGTTTTCAAGGCCAAATATTTTAGTAAGCGCAGCAACATCTCCCTGCGCTTTCCCAAGTTCGCGAAGCCTAGTCTCTAATGGAAGCGAAGAGTCTTTTAGTATATTTATGTCAATACCAAGTTTCTCAAACTGCCTTTGTGCGCTTTCTGGAAGTATGTCGGCACTTGCAAGTTTTGATAAAACGTTCCTCAATTGCGTGCCAGCTTCAGCTCCCTTCAGCTGTCTATCTGCAAGCACCTCAATAAGCGCCACGCTTTCTGAAGTACTAATGTTGCTTATTTCAGCAACCGTGCCAAATTCCTTTAAGGCATCTGTAATCTGTGGTATTTCGGCGGCTCCAGCCTTTGCGCCGGCCGCAAGCTCGTTCACAACAATATCTGAATCCTTGCCTGCCAGTTTAAATTGGCCTAAAGTGGTAGTTACCGCCTCGATTGACGACTTAAGATCATCACCGCTTGCCTTGCTCAATACAATAGCGCTCTTTGCAACACTACCAAGAGCCTCGGCATCTCCAAGCAATTCCGGCCTTGCACCACCTACCAATTTTAATGCCTCTAATATTTCGGGCCCGGTACTTATAATCCTTTGGCCATCAACGTCAATATCCTGCAATCCCCTTGCAATGTTTTTTAGATTTTCAAGATCTGCTCCCTGCAAACCGGTAAGCGCTGAAAGGTTACTTAATGCCTTTTGGTATGCCAATGACTGATTTACACCTGCAACCATCGCATCTTTTAGCAGTGATACCCCTACTAATACTCCGCCTGTTGCGAGGCCGCCTGTAAGTACATCCCCAACACCCAATAAAGACTGCTTATAATTGCCTACATTACGCTGAAAATCTCCCAATTGAGCGTCTTGTGCTTTTAATTGCCCGGATATGCCATTGATCTGACTACCAAGGCGCTGCCCTAATTGGCCTTTTGCCTCCGTTTCCGAAAGGTCTTTGTATTGATTTTTAAGCGCCACTAATTGCGCCTGAAGCTGTCTGTAATACCCAATCGCTTTAGGCTGCTCGTTTAGTGCGGCGTTGGCCTGATCAATCTGTGTTTCTGCGTTGTCAGCGTCCTTTGCAAGCCCCTTGTAAAGGGTTTGCAGGGTCTTTAGCTGGTTGGATGCGGTGGCAAACTGTGGGCTGCGCGGGTCAAGTGTGATCTTTTGGGCGTTGATCTGCTTGATAGCGTCCTTTAGCTCCTTTAGGTTTCCGACACTAATGGCTAATTTTTGACCGCCGTCTATTTGCAGGTCGAGCTTAATGATTGCCGTTCTTGTAGCCATTACGCAGCTTTTAATATTTCCGCAGCTATCCGATCGGCCAAATCCTGACCACCGATATTAGCTGCTAATTCGTTTATATGCTTGTCAATTACACGCTGCACAAAGTTGGTTCGTGCGCCATTACGGGAAAAACTGAATGACCCACGGGTTGGATGCCCCTCTCTGCTTGCCTTTGTTGCTACCGCGAAAGCAAATCCTTTCCTTTCGCGTTCATCCAATTCAGGCTTGACCACCGCCGCCCACTCAATAAGCGCCTGAATATACTTTGATGTTCCACCCCGTCCTTTGCCCGGCGTGTAAGGAATGCGCCCCGCACTTACCCCCGTATCAACCGGCCTCCAGTAGTCATTACCAAAGATCGTCCCCAAAAGGCCGTCAGCATCACTGTCTTTTATTTCAAAAGTAAGCGAATCTTCAAGTGATCCGGTGGCCCTGTGGCCCTGTTGGTTTAGTTCATCGCGTAATTCTTTGATAATCGCTTCAAGCTCTTGCTGAAACTTACGCCTGATTATGTTTTTTATAGTGTCAATTACCTGTGGCATGGTCAACACGTCTCGCAGCCCGTGAAGGCCGCTTCGTTAAATGAATTGATCCTGAAATCATACACCACAGCCGTCGAATCACAAAAGCATACCTGTAGTTTAGACGTAGTTATAATCATGCCAGCCGTCCCATGGGTGAACGACCGGAACTCATCGGACGTTTTCGAGACTGAAAGGTAAGCGGGGCAAGACTTAAACACCGGAAAAATAACACCGTTGGCCTCAAGCCATGCCTTTTCAGACGGCATTATCCAGTAGGTTGAGGCTCCTATACCGCCTAAATTAGTTGGAATTGTGACCACATACGGGGCGATATGTGTAAGCTCTGATACTATCTTGTTCAAGACAATTGCGTTGTCCACCTCAATCTCTGAATCAGACCTGGCGAATGTGCAACCCTCGCATTCGGGAAGTGAGGCCACCGCTATCTCAATTCGCTGGCATACCTTTTCGGCTGCGTGTTTGGCCTCCTTTGAAAAATTGATAGCCTCTGTCCTGATAAAGACGAGGCTATTTTCAAATTGTATTTGGCTTGAATCTTTCCCGCTTGCTTCCCATTTACGGCCCCAATATCTACCGATCCGACCGTCCCGCATGGATGCATTTAGGCTGTCGCTGTCAATGTCTCCGAGCGTATTGATAACCCCGAAGCTATTTGGCCTGGAATTGAACCCAGCCGGGAATGCCCGGATGATCCGGATAGCGGCTGGAAATATTATTTGGTCTAGCATAACTAATTGCCCGTGACTAAATTTAAGTTCATAGCGTGGACAGCGGTCTTAAATCCAACGTTGTACACTTCCTGCAAAGATCGTCCAAAGTATCCGCACTTTTGTATGTCCGGGTAAACGTGCCGCCACCCGATCAGGTCTGTAATCTGTTTGCCACGCTTCTTTGAGATCCGCTTCATTTTGTCAATGTCCTTTTGCTCCATTCCCTCGTAATCCCCCGGCCTCTCTATACCTATCCAGTATGGAGCATATTCGGCGTTTCCCTTAAGCTCTTTGTCATCGCCGACAGAACAGAAGACGCCGTTAAAAAACTCAAAAAAAAAGCGCGTACCGATAAAATGACAGAGTACGGTAGGTTTTCCAGTTCCGTTACCCGCTCATTTATGTACCGCTCAATCGCTTGTTCGCCCATCGGTAGCGGCTCAATAACCCCATCAACAACCGGCCTCAATAGAATTGCCATTTGCACCTGTGAAAGCCCGTAGTCAGCCGCCGCTATTGCTGTGAAATCAAACTCATTTTTGCGGGCCTCTGCAAGTTCCTTTTCAAACATTTGTTCCAGCCTAAGCACTTCAACCGATTCTTGCGCCGTAAATTCACCCTCGTAAGCTATACCTTTCAGGTTCGGTGTTATGTTCCATGTGCTACCGTCGTACTCAATCGGAAATTCGCATTGCACAAAAGTACGGGTGACAAAAATCAGGTGCCGGTAAATGTTCAGCACCGTGGCCTCGATCGTATCAACTCCCTTATTTTTTACGCTGGCAATAAACTCCGGAGTAAGCTGCCATTCCTTTTTGAGCATTGCCTTTACGGGCAAACCAAAAGCAAGATTATCCGGTATGTCCACCACAGCCTTAACCGCTTCAGTGACGTACCGAATAAAGTCAGCTGGTTCTACTTTGTCGCCCAACTTTTCAAGCTCCCTTTCACGTGCCGACATTTCATACCAAGCTTTTGCCGGTACATCTTCAACCGTAATCGGCAGCCTGATTTCTTCACCTGACTGGAGTGTTAGCTCTATCATTTGCCCTCTGGCTTGTTTGGGCTTAGTAGTGTGCGCTTTGCAGGTGCTTCAGGAGCGTTTTTCATTTCAGGAAGGTTCGGGTTTCCGGCTGCAACTTTTGGTGCAGCAGCGGCAACCTTTTGAACAGGCGTGTTCAGCTTTTCGATATTGGCCATAGCCACCCGCGTGACAACCTTTGGAGCGTCGCCACCCTTGCCGCAAGTCTCGCAGTCACCACCAGCAAGGACGGTGCCGGGGTTCATCATGTTGGAAAGTGATTTTACTTCTGCCATATTTTTTAACTTGAAAATGCAGAGTAAAGACCCTGCTTTGGTTTAGAAATCTGAATTAAGTCAAACGCCTTTTTCATCAAAAACAAATCTGAAAAGTCGGGGCTTCTACCAATCAAGTCTTTCACGCCCTGCTTTGTTCCGGTTCCGGTTTTTGGAACTAATCTAAGCGGCCCGTCCCCGTTGTCCCATTTCTTTATAGCCGCAAGTTCTTCACTTAACATCTCTTGATCTTCAGCATCGGTGACGGCTTCGGCGTACACCTTGCCCTCGTTTATGTCATCTGCCAAAAGAAAGCCGCATTGATCTTTTAAGTGAGCAAATATACGGCCTTTATCCTTATCTGTTTTTATTGGCGCTGAATTGGCATGGAACGCGATGGCCCCCGTAATAAAGCCGCCCTTGCCCCCAAGGAATGCGCCTACACCGTCGCTGTCATAAATCACCTGGCTACCACGAACGCCCCGCCTGATACGCATATCCTGAATACGGTCTAAAACATCCTTACCGCCACTCTTTGCCATTGCGATATGTTCAACCATCACGTCCCCCTCAAAGTACGCAGCCCTGTAAATGTCGCTGCCGTGCATGGCTATATCTGCTACAATACACTTTCTGTTTGCGTCTCTTTGGACTTGGATGCTTTCATAAATATCTGAAATTGCTGTGCTTTCAATCAGTTGATCCGGGTCGTCTTCAAATTCCCAGTTACCCAAAAGCAGCCTTTGGCGTGTTTGCCCCGTCAGCTTTTCAAGCCTTTCCAAATACCCGCTTTCCCTCTTTTCGTTTTCGTGCGCAAAACTTTGAATGAACTTCTTTTGCGCCGGTAGCTTTCCTTCCTTTGCGGGCTTAAAAAATTCCCGGTACATCCAATTTCGTGACGGGTTTCCTGTCACCAACAATTTGCCCGTAATACCGTATTCATCGTTACGGTGCCTGCCTACCCTCGTCCCCAATACTTCGCGGGCCTTTGCCGCTACACCCCCGCCTTCCTCAATCCAGGCTCCAGTGTATTCCGTTGATCCAAAGCCGTCAAATTCAGGATCGCCCGGCCTGTGCATCATTTCAACCCCGATAAGCTCTGACCCGTTTGAAAACGTAATGTGTACGGACTGCTCATTGTATTTCCACCATTCGGACGGTATGCCGTGCTTTTTGCAAACCTTCCTGAATGTCACTACCGTACTTTCCCGAATCTGCTTCAAGTGGTGCCTACCAATTGCCCACCGTGTACCTGGATAAGCCAAACAGTTCCACAACACCCATTCACAACCAAGCCATGTTTTGCCACCACCCGCCGCCCCTCCGTAAAGTATCTCGTCTATTTGAACATCTGTCAATGCCTTAAGTGCCTGTATTTGCTTTGGCAAAAGGTCTATTGCCTCAAAAACGCCCGCTTTGAAACAGGTTATTGTGCCACTGATAAGGTTATCATTTGTTAGCATTTGCCCGTCTTAACTCCAGTATAATTTCGGCCTGCCTTTCTACCGATAGCCCGTCCAATGGGTTTTGTGTAATGTCTTTGCCGTTGGTGGTAATGTCCGTGCTTGATTTTGCCTTGCCGTGCGCCCTGTCCAGGTTGTTGCTCAGAATCCAGTCCCAATCCTTGTCGCTTGATCCGGCAAACCTTCGCGCTGTGCGCTGTATCAGTATCGGTAGCTTTTTATCCTCTGCAATCTTTCGCACCATCTCAACGGGCAGGTTTAAAAGCACCGTGATAACGTCGGAAACTTGCGAAGGTGAAACGGCTTCAGCGCCCGCCTCTTTCAGGTCTTTAAGCACCTGAGAAACTAGCTTTGTGGGGCGGCCATAGGGGTTTAGAACGTCGCCCGGTTCGGCTTGGTTCATAACGCTACCGTTTGGCTGTTTTATCCTTTTCATCCCTTATTTACTCCTTATTTATTGGCTTAATATTACTCAACCATTGCAGCCAAATTTGATGCGCTATTTGTGCCGTCATTACGGGCGGCACACTCATCCCGATTAGGTATTCAGGCTCGATAGTTTTGAAGTTGTAGTCGAGCGGGTATGTGCCAAACTGAATATACTCGCTTGTTGTAAATCGCCTAAACTGTTCCCCATGATGTTTTTTCTTTTTAGCGCTTGTATCTATTGTATTAAAAACGCTTCCCATGTCAACCCGCTCATGGCTAAAGCATGCCCCATTTGCTACTATTCCAAAGTTTTCACCTTGCTTTATCTGTGACCATCTTTTCAAGTCTAAGGCTGTACCCTTTAGTGATTCGGGTACATCTTCCATCTTTTTGGCAATCTCGCCCGCCGTCACCGCCTTTTCTTCAAACTTCAAAACCAGCCTAGGCAAATCAAATTCCTTTTTATGCCCAATGAAGAAAACCCGCTCCCGCTTTTGCGGTACTCCCATGCTGGCAGCATTAAGGCAAAAAACCTGCACTTTGTACCCGTGCGCCTCCATCCGTGAAACGATCTGCTTTGAATACCACTTAGCATTGCCCTGAATGATACCCTTTACATTCTCCAGCAAAAATACCTTTGGCTTTAACTTTGCAATAGTATCACAGTATACAAAAACCAGATCATCCAAAGTCTGTAATGCTTGCCCCTCCCTGAATTGCTTTTCCTTGCCCCACGCCTTTTCCCGGCTTCCAGCCATTGAGAAAGTGGAGCACGGCGGCGAACCGTCCAAAATATCCAGGCTGTAAAGTTCGGCGGGTAGGTCGGTGCGCTCATTAAAAGCCCTAATATCTTCTACAAATAAGTGCTTTGGCTTATGGTTGGCCTTGTAAACGTCTGCAACTTTTGGGTCAATCTCAACGCCTCCCATGTGTTCAAACCCTGCCAGCTTATAGCCCATTGTTGAACCGCCCCCACAAATGAACGTGCCAAATACTTTACACCCGTTTGGGCTTATGCCTTTGGCTGGATAGCCGTCTGCTAGATTCCACTTGTACGGAAATTTGTGTTCACTCATTGCCTAATAATTTCCAAACCGCTTGCTCTGGCGTTGCGGCAACCTTTGAAAGCTGCTCTTTGATTGTCCAATATTCGTCGGCCTCGTACTTCAAAGAAATGGTCATAAGCGATTCCAGCCCGTCCACGTCCACCTCTTTATTTTTGTCTGAATAATCTTCGCTGCTTGCATTATCCGCAAAAACTCCCCACGCCTCCAATTCATCCGTCTGGAAGTCCGCGCCCAATGCCTCGTAATCCCACGATAGGTTGGCCTTTGCTGTGGCGTTGTCTGCCAGCGCCATTTCCTTGCCCTTGCGTGTGTCCAGGTCTAAATCCGTGCGCTGCACAACGACCAACTTTGTGCCGTCGGTCTTGACCACAATAATGTCCTCGTCATTGAACCCGGCTGCCACCGTTCCCTCCAGGGTCTTGTTGCCTGCAATCACCTTACCATGTTTATCCAAAAGCAAAGAACGACCGAGGCCGTTCTTTTGGATAGACTTAGCGATCAGACCGGAGCCAAATTCGGTGCCTTTGTTGTAGTTGTTCGCGTCCGGTATCAGGTCGCTAATCTTGGTTATGTCTTTGCCTTTTGCCTTTGCCATTACCTAAATCCGTTTTAAAAAGTAATTCACCCCCCCAACAAACGAAAATACCGCCGTGCTGTCCGTTGGAAATTCAATCACGGCCCGTATCTCATCTCTAAACAACCCCGACGCTGCAAGGTTTGAAACTGTGAGCGTGTCCCCATCACAGGTGTAATACCAAAAGTATGCCTGTACTGGTTGTGCTGGAATAATTGAGTGAGCCGTACAAAGTCCGTCATCAAAAAACCATGTTTGCTCAAAGCCTTGCCAGTTCCTTTCCCATGCCCCGCGTAACCGTTCATCAAGCGTTGGCAGTGGTTCACGTTCTGCGCAAGATGAAAGTATCAGAGACGCAAGGATAAGCGCAACCAAAGCGAATGCACCTGCAATGATGTAGTGCCGCATCTTTTCGCGGTCTTCGGGTGGGATTGGGTATAGGTCGTACTGGTTCATTTATTAAAAAATAAAAAGTTCTTTTCAATAAAATCAATCGCCTCAGCATCGGTTTTAAAATTCGGCTCCCACTCATCCCCATGCTTACCCTTAGTTTTTATTATTACTTTTGGGTATTTTGTGCCAGGTTCAAACACAACCAGATCAACCGTGTCGGAGTTGATAAAAAACATTGCTTTTGTTGGGTGAGGTATTTTTATAAACCTACTCATGGCGCTACCGTTTTACCGTCCTCCCAAAACTTGTCGGTTCCTTCGAGCGGCATCACACGCTGGTTTGGTTCACCAACACCGAACACTGACAATGGAAGTGCAAAGAACTGCTGAAGATTCCCGCCGTTCTTTTCGGCAAGTTCAAACCAGATTACCGGCCCGTCCTGGTTCGGCGCGTTCGTGTCGTCGCCGGTCACTTCGATCACCTTGTACTTGTGCCACGTGTAACCGCCTGCCAGTTGCATGCGAATTAGCTGGGTGGTTCCGATTGGGTCAATTCCTTTTTTGATTTTTACCATAAATCAAAGGTATGCACCTTTTTTTATTTCTGTTATTATTTTTTAGCGTAGCCAAAATACAAATCCAGCGCCCGCCGGATAATACCGCTACGATCCCCATCGGTTGCGAGGTAATGCTCCGGGGTCATTGTGATGTTGACCTTTTGGAACTTTACGCTTGATTCTTTGGTAGGACGGCCTGACCCATCGCGAGGGCCGCCGCGCTTTTTTGGTGTGGTGGTTTCGTTCATGGTTGTGTGAATGCCGCCCCGGTTAAGGAGCGGCGGGTGTTATTTAATTAGCTTTTAAAATGTGCTGGCCCATTTCGATGTGATATTGCACAGAACTTACAGCCTCTTTTTTTGTGCCTCTTTTTTCGTATTGCAGTTCAAAAAAGTGTTTATCTCTGCTTGCTACGGTGTAAAACTGGTCGAACCTGCAATCGTATATTTTTTGTCCAATCAGTTGGTTTGCTGCTGCAATTTGCTTTTTGATTTCTGAAAATTTCATGATCTTGAATTTTAGTTTGTGAATGATTGTATGCCTTGCGGCTGTTTGATAGGTCAAAGATACGTTAGGTTGTTATACCCACCAAATCCAAACACAACTATTTTACAAAAAAAGTAAATTATTTTTCAAACCCCCATTTATCAGCTAAAAAACGCACTTTTGAAGCCTACACAAAAAAGCCCAGGCGTTACAGCATCAGGGCTCAAAAATAGGAACGATGGATTTGCTACGTTTCAGGTTTCCACGCCGGGAACATCCAGCATTGGTACTTTTTGGGATTGAACAGGTCCACCCCGGGGGCTTGCTTCTCGGCGTTCAATTTCGCCCGGCGGTTAATGTATGCCTTTTGCTTCCACTCCTTGCGGCGGGCTTTTTCTTCCTTGATTTTTTCGATGTCGCTTTGTAGGTTGGTCATTCTGTTGGATTGTTTTTGTAGTACCACTCAATAAATTCACGCGCTCCTAATGTCGCAATGTGTTTCCAGCCGTCGGCCTTTAGCCCGGCTTCCTGCGCCGTTGCGTCGTGGTAGTCTAATGCTTTGAAATCGTCCCCTTTTTGGTAGACAAAGAAAAAGTTTTTCATGGTTTCAAAATGTTGTTGATGTGATCGCCTGGTTTCAATCCTTTCGCCCAACCCCGGCCAAATTCGCCGTGGAAAAACCAGAGGAAACAGTGAGGGCATTGGCGTTGCATTGCCCGTTCCCATCTATCTTCATTTTTGAAGTGGCCTCCGGGTTTGGTAATATGGCTGGCACATGGCTCAGGTAGTTTCATAAGTCCAAAAGTATTTTAGTAAACAGTTTCAAAAATTCATCCGTGCTCTTTACGAATTCAGCGATCCCGCCAGCTTGTATCACTTCCTGTTGGAAGATGAGTTGATCTTGGCTGGGCTTGTCATACCCGGCTTTAATTTCAAACCAAGCCGATCGGCCCTTGATCGTTGCGGAAATATCAAATATCCCTTTCTGAGTGTTGCCCCTACGGTGTATCTGCTTTGCATGGTCCCAGATTCCGACATTGTTGATCCTGTACGCCACACATCGCGGCTGCATGTTGATTGCACGGATCACGTTTGCGGTGATCGCGTTGGCTGTTTCGCCTTTGGGCTTTTTGGGCTTTGCGGGTTTCTTCGCTGGCATTAGCCTTTCACAGTTTTTTTTAAATTGCTCATCCGAAAGGTTGGCAATGGCTGAAGCGTTGCAATCTTCGCAGGTGCATTTTTTTTTGTGTGGCTTTGCTTTGTCAAGCCGCTTTGCACGCTGCGTTTTGATTGCCGCCTCAAGCCCTTCGGTTGTCCACCCGTTGAAATTGCTCATAATTTTAAAGTTTTCAAGCCAAAAAATGCTTTTAGGTCATCCGTAGTCGGGCAGTAAACCGCCTTCCTAAGTGAGTTTTTTTTGAATGGGATCATCATGCCGCTGTTTGCTAGCTGAAGGCCAATCTTGCCGTAGCCTACCGCGTAAACCATAGCAGCAACGCCTTTTGAATTGTACCATATTTGCCCGTCCACCGGGTTTGGCTGCGGTAATCCGGCTGCTTTAAGGCGCTGGCAAATGTCAAAATCGAATTGGGGTGTAATCATAATGATAGTTTTTTAATGATTTGCCCGACTTTTTCAATGTCGTGGGTGTCAATGTCAATCGCTGCCATCATTACCTTGCTTCTATTGTTTGCCCGCTTAATCTTTCGCAGCACCTCAAGAAGTACAGCAGCTTCGGAGGATGATATAAAGTGCTTCATAGTTCGTCCGTTTTTTGCGCCGCCAAATCATGATCTGGAAGTTCTTCAGCGTCCGGCTCTTGTTCCGGCACTTGCTCAACATACAGCGGGGCGGTTGGCTGGTATTGATCTTCGGGGGTTGGGAATAAAAAACCTCCATTTACTTGGCCCAGGTATCGGGCGTTTGATGCTCTGTTGTTTTGTTGCATGGTGTTTTATTTTTAAAATGGTATTGTTTCGTTTGGATCTGGCTTAAATTGGTTTATGTCCACGGGTTTTTCAGTTGGGAATTGCGTCAGCTCTGGCACATCATGAAAGCCCTCAATCCAATTATATCGGCATTCAATCAAGGCTATACCAACTTCTCGCCCTTTGGCAATAAAGTGATCTGCATAATTTTCAGGGTATGGCATGCCCTTTTCATCCACCTCAATTTGGTGGTATGATGGTCGGTACAATGCCTTTACAATCGTAGCGTCCTGCGTGAAATTTGAACAGTCCTTTATATCATACATGCCTGGCCGTTTGCTTGCCGTCTTGTCAACTTCCTGTTTTGTCTGTGCCAGCGCCATGATTGGTATTTGCAATTCAAGGGCAAGCGAACGCAGCGCACGGCTTATCTCTCCAAGCTCATAGTTTCGCCCGCCTTTGTACCCTGGGATGTTCATCAACTGAGCGTAGTCAATTACGGCAAACTGAATGCCCCGGTCGTTCCAATCCTGCCGGATCGTACTCAGTACAGAATGTAAGTCGGTACCTGGATTGAATGACTTAAACGGCATTTTCTTAACCTCGTCCCATGCCTTTAGGTAGTGCTGCATTTGTGCGTCTGTTCCGCGCATATCCGATTTAAACGGGCATTTGCTGTGCATCTGCCAAACCCGCTTTTGATTATTCTTTGGGGTGTTCTCCAGATTGATGAGACAGCTTGGTACACCGTTCAAAGAATTGTGCAAAACCTGGTTAATTGCTTCGTATGACTTGCCCACCCCTGAAAGCGCCTGAACCACGATATAATCCCCTGGCTCGTAAAATGGTATCAGTTTCCGCTGTGATTTTAGGTAAGGGGAAACGGGGTAAGAAAATTCGATGCCGTCAATGGCTGCAAGTAGGCTCTTTTCAAATTCTTCTTTCCCGTCGTTCGTGGTAAGCCGTGTTTGTAGTCCGAAGTCCTTGCGGGCCTTTAGTTGTTCCACCTGCATTTCTTCGCTGCTCATGCCTTTCATTATCCAGGACTTCGAGTAGTCAGCGATTCGCAGCTC